ACCGGCTTTCCAGACCATCAGCCGCTTCAACCCGTTCTTCTACATCATCTCGGGTTTCCGCTTCGGCTTCCTAGGCGCGAGCGACATCGGCGACACCAACATGGCCGTGCTGCACACGGCAATCGGCCTGGGTGTGCTCAATCTAGTGTTGAGCGTCGTCACCTATCTAGTCCTGCGGTCAGGCTGGAAGCTCAAGAGCTAGCACGGTGTGTTCAGCGCTTAAGGCGCGTAGAACAACTGAAGCATACTCGTGTCCGCGGCCACGGAGCCACGGAGGCGCACAAGGCCAACGATGATCAGTGCGTCATGCCATGACGCATCCGATACCGCCCGTCCGCGAAATCCTCGAATATCTGAGCGATCGAAGGATGGTCAACAGGACCTCCTTCGCCGTCGCCAAGCAGGTTCTGCTGGCTCACGTAAGCGACATAACTGGACTCCTCGTTCTCGGCGAGGAGATGGTAGAACGGCTGCTCGCGCGTGGGCCGAAACTCGAGTGGGATGGACTCGTACCATTCCTCGCTGTTGGCAAAGACCGGGTCGATATCGAACACCACCCCGCGAAAGTCATGCGAGCGGTGGCGTACGATGTCACCGATCGCAAAACGCGCACGAGCGCTGCGCGGCGCCTCGATCATGCGTCCAGCCTGGGGTGAGAAGAAGGATGCTCGGTTCATGACGACGATATAGGCCGCGAGCCGTTACGAGACAACCAAGCCTCAGGGCACGCCGACTTATTCGCCGACATTTGGGCTTGGCAAGTCCTCTCAACTTCGCTAACCGCGCCCTTCGCTCGACCGGCGGGACATCCCGTTACAGCGACGCTTCGCGGAGAGGTGGCAGAGTGGTCGAATGCGCTGCACTCGAAATGCAGTGTACGGGAAACCGTACCGTGGGTTCGAATCCCACCCTCTCCGCCAGGTACTGTTCCAGACTAGTCCGAACCGTACCGAAAACCCTTTACAATCCGCAGTTTTCGGCCATTTCAGGACGGTAACTGTTCCAGACTGTTCCGACGTATGCCAGCCAAGCCCGGGGGCATTGTTGGGGCACCGGAACCCGGACGTGGGGGCATCGAGTGCTAACCGATCAGCAGTGCAAAGCGGCCAAGGCCGAGAGCAAGGCTGTGAAGCTATCCGATGCGCAGGGGCTCTACCTCTATGTGACGCCGTCTGGCTACAAGAGCTGGCGCCTCAAGTATCGTTTCGGGGGCAAGGAGCGCAGGATCGTGTTCGGTCCATACCCGGACATCTCGCTTCGTCAGGCTCGGGAGTTGAGGGACGATGCTCGCCGCGAGTTGCGAGACGGCCGAGATCCGGGCGACGAGCACAAGCGGAAGGCGGCCAGGCGCACGATCGGCGTGGACGAGGCGCGCACCTTCAAGTCAGTCGCGTTGCGCTGGCTCGAGCTACAGAAACCGCAGTGGAAGCCAATCCACGCGAACGACGTCCTTCGCAGCCTCGAGCGGGAAGTCTTTCCCGTATTAGGCTCGGTGCCGATCGACGAGGTGAGGGCGCCCAAGATCCGAGAGATGCTGCAGGCGGTGCAGGCGCAGGGAGCCATCGAAACTGCGCACAGGATCAGGCAGCGGATCTCGGCAGTGTTCCGATATGCGATCGCGTCGGACCTAGCCGAGACGGATCCCGCAGCCGCGATCGGCGATGCGCTTCAGGCCGTCGTGAAGGGCAAGCAGCCCGCCTTGCTGAAGCTGAAAGACTGCCAGTCGTTCCTGCGCGCCTTCGAGGCCGAGCCGGGCCATCCAACGACGAAGCTTGCATCTCGCCTTCTGGCCCTAACGGCTGCTCGCCCCGGCGTCGTACAGATGGCCGAAGTGGACGAGTTCGAGGATCTGGACGGTCCGGAGCCAATCTGGCGCATTCCGGCCGCGAAGATGAAGCTTTCCCGAGCCAAGTCAGAACGCGAGGAATTCGAGTTCATCATTCCGCTATCGGCTCAGGCGGTAGAGACGGTGAAAGCTGCCGCGGAGTTCGCCGGCCGGCGCGAGCATCTGTTTCCTTCGGCTCGACACTCGCATCGGCCGATCACCGAGAATGCGTTGAACACGGCTTACCGACGGTTGCCGGCTTTCGCAGGCCGGCATGTGCCACACGGATGGCGATCGAGCTTCTCGACGATAATGAACGAGCGGGCGATCCACCAAGAGCGACCCGGCGATCGCGCGATCATCGATCTCATGCTTGCTCACCAGCCCGACGGCGTCGAAGCATCTTACAATCGAGCGGCATACATGCCGCGCCGGCGCGAGCTGGCGCAGGAGTGGGCGGACATGCTCATGCAAGGCTTCCAGCCGGCGCTCGCCCTGATCGAGATCAAGCGCCGCGTGCGCTGACAATCGGTGGCCGCTCATGACGGCTGCCACTCCAAGGGAAGCAACCCCGTTCGGTCTCCTCGCCGCCAAGATCACGCAGTCGAAGCTCGGCCGCAAGACGCGCGCCCTACTCGAGCGTGGCGACAGTCCGCGAAGCGGCGAGAAGGTTTGGCGCAACTCGTACACGGAAGGAACGATCGAGGATCGGGTGTGGAAGCCGATTCACGATGGCAGCACTCGCGGCGGGAAACGATGGACCGGCGCCCTGATGAAAGCGGCCCGGGATCTTGAGTATCGCACTCGTTTGGCGCGGCGAGAGAAGGAACCGGGAGCGCGCAACGGCGCTCTGGGCGAGGTCGGCCTTGAGGTCCTCGGCTTCATGTTCGAGACCGTCGATTTCATATCCGGTCGACTGGATCCGGCCATCGCCACGATCGCGGAGGCGATCGGGCGGTCGTACTCGGCTGTACACGAGGCGCTATGTCGTCTGCGCACTCAGGGCTTCCTGCACTGGATGCGACGATCGCGCCCCATTGTGGATGCACAGCCGGATGGCCCTCAAGTCGAACAGATCACGAACGCTTACGCGCTCCTCGTACCGGTCGAGATGAAGGGCTGGCTCGCGCTACTCCTCCGCAAGTGGAAGGCGCGTACGCCGCACTGCGAGGAGGATCGCCGCAAGCACGAGCGAGAAGCCTACGACGCCATGCTGAGCACCCTTACGGTGGTGGAGCGGCACAACACGACGTGGAATGGCGATCGCCTGCTCGGCGAGACCCTGAAGAGCCTCGCTGCTTCGCTCGACAAGCGCGATGTCCTGGACCGCGAATCCGGCAGACATGGAGAAACCGGGGGATCATACTGATCCTATGACGACAGAAGACGCCTAGGGCGTCTTCAGGCACCAACTTCGCCTTCGGCTCAGCCCCGGTCGTACCGACCCCAGGCCGCAAGCACTGCTTTTTCAGCAACGACGCTCCAGTCGGAGATGGCGCGCGCGGGCGGCTGCGCCGCCCAGGGGCTGCCGAGGGGCCGGGAGCAAGGTCAGTGCCATTCTGCAGCCTTGCCCCGGCACCTTCGGTCGCGCTGTCAATCGAGCGCGAAGTTACTGATGAGCAGCTCGTTCACCCGCTTGCCGCTCCCGGCGGCCGCGGTGCCCATTGTCCAGGTCGTCTCGATGTCTTGGATCGAGAACGCGGCGAAGATCTCCCGCACCGCCGGCGCGTCGTTGATCGATAGGATGAACTTGCCGCGCGCGCCGGCGAGCACCGCGGCGAGCCGTTCGAAGTCCGCGCGGCCGAATGTATCCTTGCCGTAATCATCCTCGCAGCCGAAATAAGGCGGATCGAGGTAGAACAGCATGCCCGGCCGATCGTACCGCGCGATGAATGTGTCGTAATGCAGCTGCTCGATCGTCACGCCGACAAGACGCTCGTGAATCTCGGCGAGCATCGGCTCGAGCTTCGAGACGTTGAAGCGCGCGCCCTGGCGGGCATCCACGCCAAAGGTACGGCCGATGACCTTGCCGCCAAAGGCGAGCTTCTGCAGATAGAGGAAACGCGCAGCGCGCTGGAGATCTGTGAGGCGAGCAGGGTCCATACCGCAGAGACGATCGAACTCGGCGCGGCTCGCTACGCGCCAGCGCAGCATGTCGATGAAGTAGGGATAGTGCTCCTGGAGCACGCGGAAGAAAGTGGCGACGTCGCCGGACAAGTCGTTGATGACTTCGACCTTTGGCCGCGCCGATCGGCGTAGGAAGATGCCGCCCATTCCGACAAACGGCTCGGCGTAGCCATCATGAGGTACGCGCTCGATGAGCGCGCAAATGCGACGGGCAAGGTTCCGCTTGCCGCCCTGATAACCAGCGGCGGGCGAGATGGGGCGAACGGTTTCAATTGACTCCATGAGAAGGGAGATGCTCCAAGATCCCCGCCCGTATGCGCGGGTGCGGGGCGGCCAGTCGGCCAGCTGTGTCGTGGCGAGCTCAATCCTCGTCGGTGACCGGGTTACAGCCCGGAAACCCCCGCTCCCGACGCACGTCGGGGCAGAGAAACACATGATTTAATGTGCGAGCAGTTCGCCCCAGTGGTCGAACAGCATGCGCCGGCGATCGAGCAGCTCGGCGCGGTTGTACGCGGCCTCGACCTTGTCCTTGGGAGTGTGGGCGAGCGCGCGATCGATGTCCGCTTGAGCGTCGGGCCCGAGCGTCTCGTTCAAGATCGTCGAGAAGCTCGAGCGCCAGCCATGCGGCACGTGGCGCCCAGCGAAGCCGGCGCGATCATACAGCGCGCCGATCGCGCCCTCGCCGATGGGCCGAAGACGATCACGCCCCGGGAAGACGAGGGCTTCACCCCCGATCAACATGCGGTCAACCCCGTGTTCGGCCGCCGCGTCGCTCAGGACTGCGACGGCCGCGGCCGAGAGCGGCACCAAGTGTGAGAAGCGCGCGTCTTGCTTCTTCGCCTTCTTCAGCTTCATGCGCGCCGCCGGCACGCGCCATAGCGGTGCTTCGCCGTCCAGGTCCTCGATCTCGCTCCAGCGCATGCCCCGAACCGCCTCAAGGCGCACGGCGGTCAGCGCCAGGAAGCGCGACGCCAATCTGATCGACGCGCGGGCGGGCTCGCGATCGGCGCGCTCAAGCAGCTCGCGGCATTGCTCGAGCTTGACCAGGGCGGGCTGTTGGCGCGGCGCGCGCACTGAGATCATCGCTCGACCGAGGTGCTGCGCGGGATCACCGTTGACCAAGCCTTCGGCAATGCCGAAGCCGAAGATGGCGGAGAGGCGCTGCCGCAATCGACGTGCGGTCTCGGCGCAACCCCGCGCTTCGACATCGCGCAAGACCTGCAGCAGCTCGCGCGGCTCGATCTCGCCGGCGGACTTCGCGCCGATCGCCGGGAACACGTCGCGCTCCAGGCTGGCCAGGACGTCGCAGGCGTGGGTCGGGGACCAGGTGCTCTCGGCATGCCGGTACCAAGCGCGCGCGAGCTGCTCGAATGTCTCGAGTACTTCCCGCACGGCCGACGGATCCACGCCGGCGCGCAGCTGGGCCTTCGCGTTCTCGCGCCGGCTGCGCGCCTCGCCCAGGGAGATCTCGGGGAAGCGGCCGAGCACGAGCAGCTTCTCTTTGCCCTGCCATCGGTACTTCAGCCGCCACGACTTGCAGCCAGCGGGCGTCACGAAAAGGTAGAGGCCGCCGGCGTCGCTCATCTTATAGGCGCGCGTCTGCGCGGCCGCGGCTTTCACCGCACCGTTGGTCAGCATATGTTCCTCTGATGTCGAAAGAGCTCGAGCTGCCGCCGTGTCCACTATGCAGAAGCCGTGTGGTGTTTCGCTATCGCTCGAGTGAGTTCAGCCAGGTTGGCGTCACGTGTATGGACTGCAGCTGCCGAGCGCCGCTCACGTCCTGGATGAAGCGACCGCCGGTTGATCGCGGCGGATGACCCTCACGGCGTAGTATGCATTCTTGGCGTGCAAATATGCATTCGTACGATGCAAAATTGCATGATCGAGGCGGATAATCCCTCCGCCCCGATCTATGGAAACTAAGGGTAATCCGCCAAGAGTGAAGCCGTCGCTTGTACGCGATACCCCGTCCGATACCCCCCAAGTGGAGCGATGGTCTTGCGGTGCAGCCCTAGTAAAGCTCTCGAAACGGCACGGTCGCCGTTGCGGAGCACACGCCATAGAGCGCCGCAGCCGTGGGCCAGTTGTCGGCGGCATAGGCCGTAGCGGCAAGTGGCCAGCCTGTTGCGAGCGTCACTCCCGGTCCGCCAAACGCGCATTGCACGGCCGTGGTGACGGTGACATCAATCCTTTGGCGCCCGGGCCGTGCTGCAGCGACCAACGTTGCCGTAGTGCCCACGGTGGCCTGGCCGGTAACGATGTTGGCGCCGCCCTTGTTGATGACGTAAGCGCCGCCGGTGTCGCCGCGACAGCGGTCCCAAGTCGACCCATTAAACAGGTAGCAACGACTGATCGACTGAAGGCCCATGAAGGAGCTACCGCCTGAGAGGCCATCAGAACTGGACGACACGATCGCGGCGGTGCTGGCGCCGCTGGTGATTGCGAAGCCTGTGTTGCCGATCAGGCCTCCCGCCTGCAGCGGATTGCCGAGCGCGGCGATGATGGTGTCCTGCTTGGCCGAAGTCGCGGCGCCGGCCGGGACAGTGCCGCTGTCGGTCGCGCATGGCGCCCATGTCGTGCCATTGTCGCTCGAGCAGAATGTCGCTTGGCCCGGCAGGAACCCTGCCGGCGCCTTCGCTGGCGTCCCGGGTGCAATCTGCGCCAGAGCGACGCAAGGCAGGAGGGCGAGCGCCAGCGCACCCGCGGTGCGAGATAGAAGCTTCATGATGATCCTTTCAGGAAAGCAGTTAGGCTGCCAGGATCAACCGGGCTCGCCGCAGATGATCCTGGTGAGCAGCGGCAGCACGTCGACGCGCTTGGCGTTGACTGGCCGATACGAGGGCTTAGCGACGGAATAGACCGGTGCGCACAGATCCTCGGGCCACACGCCATCGAAGAACATGCCTTGCTCGATATCGGCGCGCTCCGCTGCGTTGCCGCGATCGGTCCAGTTCATGAAGCTGTCGCGAGCCTCGGCGCGCTTGCCGGCGCACCAGTCCGCTACCCACTCGGCGCGACGGATCGCACCATAGTGCCACTCGAACGACAACGCTGCGGCAAGCTGGATCTCGCTCAGATCGTGGCCCGCAAAAGCGCGAAGCACAGTGGGGTAGTATTGACCCCGCATCAGGTCGACAGTTGCGCGCAGGCACACTTCCAGCGGCTGCGGCTTGTCCTTGTACTGCAGCACGTCGAAGCCCGACTTGGTCGAGATGCCTCCCGCCCAGGTCCAAACCGGAGGCTTCGCGTTGTCCTTGTACGCCTCGAGCACAATGCCTTCGACGCTGCAGCAGTACGCGGCGATGCGCGGCGTCAACGCCGTAACGGTGATGTCCATCGGTGATCCTTTGATGACGAGTGCAGGACGGCCAGCGCGCCGTGACGATCGCGTGGTTCGAAGTGTTACCGCGGCGACTCCGACGCGTTGTCAGGCGCTGGCGTAGGAGTTGTCGGGACTGGCTCGCTCGGCGGATTGTCTACGGTCACCTTGCCGATCGACGGGATGCGCAAGACGCCGATCAGGCCACCCGTGATCGTCCCCATGCCGAACGCTTCATTGACGGTCACACTGTGCCCGGCCGCGAACAGCGCAGCGCCGAAGATGAAGGCAAGCGTACCTAGCGTTGCAAGGTAGGCGATCAGCTGCTCACGTGCGGTCATGTCGTTTTCCCCGACGGTAGCGGTTCAGCTAGTGCGCTTGCCGCGATGATCTTCGCGCCCGAAACGGCGCCTTTCTCTGCGGCCTCAGACCGGGCCTGGTCCGCTTCCATCGCCTCGATGTCGTCAAGGATCTGCGTCAGGCCGTCAGGCGGGTTCGGCAGGCGCTTGAGCAGCATGATCAGCGCACGGAAGCGCATCTTCGCGTTGGCAAGTTCGTGGCGCGAGATGCGGGCGGCGGCTTCGTAATCGGCCTGCAGGCGATCGACCTTGGCTTCGTAGGCTGCGCTCAGCTTTTCGAGCTTGTCCTCGTAGTATGTGCGCTGCTCTTTCAGGTCAGCCTCAAGCTTACTCACTCGGGCAACGGTATCGGCCCTGAACTTCTCTTCCGCTTGAGCGGCAATCTCATGCATCTTCGGGCGGCTCTTGATCCAAGCGACCAAGCCACCACCAACTAGTAGGTTCAGCAGGACCATGAGATATGAGCCGTATGACCAGCCCTCGACGGCAACTTTGCCCACTGCGGCCTGATCAGGCGTCACGGCGCTGATACCAATGCGAGAAGTGCGCCATGGCGAGTGCAAGGATTAGGGCCATGAGGTGCGACAGCGGGCGCGACACGTCGAACAAGAACGTGAGCCGATTGACGGCGAGGAGGAACACCAACGCCCATATTGGATCGAGGTAACGCCCCTTGCCTCGCATCAGCCGTAAGACTGCCGGCAACAGCGCCAGCAAGCATATGATCCACCCAACGATACCCGGCCACGGCCACAGCTTGTCTATGTCAGAAGGTAGGCTCTTCACGGTCATCGGGCACTCCTGATCATACGGTACAAGCGAGCGGTCGATTTCACGGCGTAATGTCCTCGATCATGAAGTCGTCGAGATCCATGTTGCCGGGATCGTTGCCGCGATCGGCGAGGCCGACGAAGCAGTCGACAGCCGGCGTGATCGTGGTCACGAGGGTTCCCGGCGTCGTCAGGATGTTCGCCCCGTTGACTTTGCCGCCGCTCAGCAGCGTGACCGCTGGGTCGATGACGAAGCTGGTCGTGCCGCTGCCGGGTGTGCCGTCCGCCGGCGCGGTGCGCGTGACGGTGAGGCGATAGGTCCGGCCAGCCTTCAGCTGCTTGGTTTCGATCCCCGTGTTGATCTCCTCCTGACCCTTGATACGTGCAGTCCAGACTGTCTTGGCGTTCTGGCGCACGCGAACCTTTCCGCCGCCCAGCGACACCTGGGTGGGCTGGCGAAGATCGAATCCGTTACCAGTCGCGACGATCGGGTCGGCGACGTAGATGCTCGGAGCGGGGCCTGGCTGCGGTGGCGCCGCGTTGGTGACCGTGGCAACCACCTCGGCGAAGCGACATGGCAGCGGCACGGCCTGATTGTCGCGCAGGATCTTGGTGTAGTCGGTGATGTCGGGCATCGAACCACGTGCGTAAGCGCCTGTCTCAACCACACCCTGGATCTGGTTCTGCGACAGCGTCCACTGCACGTGTGTGGCGTCGATCCGGGTACCCGCGCCCATCACCTGCGGCACGCCGTCGATCAGATAAACGAAGCCCTGGATACCTGCAGCGGGCGTGATGTCGGTTCCGCCATCGTGCGTGATCGTCGCGGTGATCGTCGCGCCGTCGCGAGCGACAGCCGTGATGCGAGGCCCGTCGACGCCACCGGCGACGACCGCGCCGCGCGTCTTGGCGATCTTGCGATACATGCGCGGGGCGAGGGCCTTGTAACCAGTCGCCAGCGTGTGCGGACCGCCATCGTCAACCTGGTCGAACATCTCAGGCATGAGAGTGATGAACGTCGGGTTCTCGGCGGCGAGCTGGACGATTTTGCGGCGTAGGTAGGTGTACCCGACCTGCCGCGCGTTCGAGCCAACGCCGTCGCCGCGCCGGTTCATTGGCACCATGAAGATCCGAGGGTTGCCGCCGGCCGCGCCGCGCACGCTGGCGAAGACGCGCAGCCATGCCGCACCCCAGGCGTCGGACGCCGCCTGCGATGCGCTCACCGCGCCGCTGTCACCTTCGCCCTGGTTGAAGTAAAAGGCGGTGACCGTTGCCCCGCTGGCCTTCGCGGCCGCGACCGCAGCAAGCGCCTCCTGCCAGCGCGGACCCATGGTGTCGTCGTCGTTGATCCACCAGTTGCTGTCGGTCGCTCCACGCTGGAACACCGAACTGCCGTCCGCCGCAGCGTCGAGGAACACCCATTCGTCGCCGAGGAAGCTTGCAAGGCCCGTCTGCATTTCCGCTTGAGCGTTGATCTGCATGCGTTCAGCGTTGGATTGCCCAAGCGTGAGCATCGCCATCACGTTTACCGTTGCGCCGCCACCGTCGGCCGCCACCTTGACGATCGGCGTGTTGATCTCGATCGTCGGCGCAACGATGACCATCGCATCCGCGTTTCCGATGGTCTCAGGGAAGCCGAACGCCCGTGCTTGAAAGAAGCGCTTGGCTCCATCGGGGTAGGTCACGCGGAACGCGTAGAGGGCTGCGTTCGCCGGGTCGGCGGCGGCGCGAAGCAGGGCCTGGCCCGCGTCCCCGCTATCAACAGCGATGTTCGGCTGCAACGAACCGTAGTCGGTTGAGCCCTTATGCTTCTGCTTGGGGCCGGCAAGAGGCTGGAAGTCGGTCTTGGCTGTGTTGGCACCTATTGCACCGATGCTCTCGACGCCGCCGATGTTGACATACGCCAGGCTCGAATAGCCGTAGGTCGACTGCATCGAGGGATAGCCGGCCGAGATGTCGATCGTCGTACCTGCGGCGGTGGTGGAGCTCATGTCAGCTTGCCTTTTCGTGGGAGGAAGTACGGCGGACAGCGTCTCTCGCTCCGGGCTCTTACCCAGAGGCGCATTTGCTCTGTCGAAGGGTGTTGCGGCTAGTTGCTCAGGTTGAGGCGCTTGGAGGCGTGGTGCCGAGAAAGACGATCTGGCTGCCTGGGATGTCGATGCCGACTTCTTCCCCCTGCGCCGTGCGCTTGAGAGTCATGCTCGGCAGATCCAGTTCGAAAAGAGAGAGATCATACCCTCCGAGCATCGCGCCGACCTGGCCGCTGGCGAGGTGGGCTTGCAGCTCCTCCGGCTCGGTGATCTTGACCGAAGCCACCAGGTTGCCGGTCGTCTTATTGTAAAGCGTTGCGAGCACCGAGCTTACCTCTTTCTCAAGTCCGCTGTCAGCAGCGCGTTGTACATGATGATGTCCGAGGCTTGGCCGCCGGTGTAGAAGCCCTTGGCCGTCTGCATGAAGTACGTGTTGACGACATTCGCGATCGGCGCCTCATCAATGACGCGCAGCGCGCCTTGTCCTCCCAGTTCTTGCGCCGGCACAAAGACCTTGCCGTCATGCCGGACGATGCGCACCGCAGCGGTCCATCCGATTGAGCCTTCCGACGTTCCGCTCGAGTAGAAGGCATCGAGCAACGCAATACCGCCCGTCGCGGGAACGAAGGATGCGACCTGCACCCTGGCTCCGCCCATGTAGAGATCGGTCCAGTTCGTTGTCTCGCTGGTCGAGGAAGGCGTAGACGAGAAGAAGTAGTTGATCGACGATGCAGCGTTCGGGGCGAGTTTGCCCGTCGTGACGGACTCGCTCACCAGCAGATTGCCGATGATCTCAACGTCCCCGGTCAGTCGGATGCCCGAGATCACCACCCCGTCGGCGGTGTAGGCGAAGATGGCGACCTCAGCGCGCCCATCTCCCGCGATCGCAGTTTGCGTCAGGCTCGCGCCGGCGACGCGGCCATAGGCATCAGCGGCAACCGTTTCGACCGTGCTGGTACGCGCCATGAGCCCGCCAGGTCCACCGACCGCCGCCTCAAGGTTCGTGGCACGTTGTGCCACCGACTGATTGTCGGCAGCAGCCGCTTGGGCAACCTCCTCGATGCGGGCAACCGCAGTCGGCACTACGCCACCCGGGGTGAACTTTGCCTCGACCGTCTCAACCCGTTCCGCGACAGCGTTGGTGTCAGAGGCCGCAACCCTCCGCGCTTCCTGGATAGCTGCCGACGCCTCGCCGACCGCTACATCGAGACGATCCAGTTCACTCTCAACTGTCGCACCGTCCGGGATCTCGCCGATTGTGACCAGCAGGCGGTCGGCAAGTTCTCTTGCGGCCGCCAGGCCGTCGACCACAGCGTTACCAGTCGAGTTGCCGACCGGGCTGTTGCCAGGGGCACCGTTCGTCGCGTTGTCTTCAGGCTTCGTACCATCCGGATCGGCGATGTCGGGCCAGTTCACGATTGCGCCAAGCGGCTCAACCTTGCCGGCCGTGCTCAGCCCCTCGATCAACAGCGATAGCTTGCTGACAGCACTGCCCGCCTCGATCGAGAAGTCCTTGAAGAAGCCGTAGATCGTTAGGCTGTCGAGATCGCTGTCGCCTATCCACAACGATGGCAGCGCGCGAACAGCAGCAATGCGCCCAGCGACTATATCGATGGCGTCGGTCGCGATAAGCGCTTTGGCACTCATGCGTTTGGCATAGGCGCGCTGGACGATCGTCACTTCGCCGAAGTCGTCGACTTCCTTCCGGCTGTAATCGGTCAACGCGGCGGTTGGCGATGCCTCGGTGATCCCCAATCCGACCACTGAGCCGATCAGCATGGTGCCGACCGAGACCGTGCCGGAGCCGACGATCGTCACCGTGACCGAACCGGCCACGCCCGGCAAATCCAGGAAGGTCACCACGCCACCGGGGCTCGGTGCCGCCGTGCGGGCATATCCTGGCGCTTCGACGTGTACGGTCGTGCCAACGGTGACATCGAGGAGCGCAAGCGCGGTGGCAGGGCCAACGTCGACCGTTACCTCTACCAGGCCGTTTGCAGCCGTTATCGATCCCAGCGCCTGGTCGAACATGGCCCAGCGGTTCGTTGGCCCGATGTCGGTCCACTTGCCCGATATGCCGATCGGATCGTTGCCGAGGTTGGCGTCGGCCGCGCTCTCGTAGATCCGGTGCGACGCTGCCTTGATGACACGCGCGCCGAGTGGGTAAGCGATATCGCCGGCCCATTCGGAGTAGTCGTTCTCGTCGACACTACTGGCGAGCAACGCGGCCGGCGTTACAACGATCGGCTGCAGGAGGCGCAGCGTCGAATCGGATCCATCCGGCGCCGGGTCGCCACCAGGATCAACGAATGGCTCGTTTCCGGCCAGACCTTCTATGGTGAGGGTGCAATAGCTCACCGGCGGCGTTGCCAGGTCTAGCGTGAAATCCTTGTAGAAGCCCCGGAAGCTTAGCCAGCTGAACCGTTCGTCGGCGATCCACATCGCCGCCGTCGCACGAAGGTCTGCTAGACGGCGCTGTACCGCGTCAGCCTGCTCGAACGGTACCTCCATCCGCACCGACATGCGCCGAGAGAAGTTACGCGGCACGACTGTTGTCACGCCGAAGTCGTCGGTCACTCGGCGGCTATAGTCGACGATACTGATCGTCGGCGTCTCTTCCGCCGCGCCGAGATCAATGACCTCGCCGCCATCCAACTGGACCTTCATGCGGCTGCGCCGAACACCGTAATGGCATTCCCGCCGCTTGCCTCGGTCACATCATCAAGCTTGTCGGCCGTGCGGGTGTTCGCGCTGGCGTTCACCGCGTGACCCGCGTTGTTTTCGGTCCGGGCCTGAGCAAGTTCGGCGCGCAGCGCCTTCAGCTCCGTGACTACGTCGTCGTAGGGCGTGGCGGGCGAACCGACCGCCTGCACCGCTGTAGCAGCCGTGTCGAGCGCGGCCGTCGGCGAGGTGGTGTTCGCCCCGGTGATCGCAGCGATCAGCGCGTTGGTTCCTTCCAGACTCGCCGCGATCTGCGCCTTGACGCGATCGAGTTCCTGCTTGCTGGTCGCCGTATCGCCGGCGACGGTGAGCAGCGCCTGACTAAGACCAACGAGCTTACCAGCTGCGTCCTGATCGCCAGCGCGCGCCGCCGCCGTCGCTGCATTGAACTGTCCCATGAGCAGCGCGAAGCTGCCAGTGCCGGTACCATCGGTGATCCCGCGAATACGGTTCACTTCGTCCATGATGCTAACACCCACGGACTTCCAGGCGTTACGCAGCTGCTCCGCGGCGGCGGCGGCTTCCTTGGCGTCCTGAAGTGCCCAGATCTGCTCCTGCAGCGCGCGGTTGCTGGGGTCGATTTTCGCCAGGTCGAGCGCACGGATTGCGGCGGTGTCACCCTGAAGCTCAAGCAATTGGCGCTGCAGGTCCTGCTGCTCGGACAGGATGTCGGCCGCGCTCTTCGCGCCCGTCATCGCCGACTGCAGGTCCGCGAACGCCGGCGCCAGCTGCAGCAGCGTGGAATAGGTCGCCTGCCCGGCGGCGGTGGTGAGATCTTGTGCTTCGACAAGCGAGCGGAACGCGGCAAGCGAACCGGGCATTGCCATCCCGAGGTCGGCGAACACCTGCGTGAACTGGCCAGTGCGCGCGGCAACCTGCTCTTCCTTGGAGTAGTACGCCTCGAAGTACGCACCAGCAGCGCTGGTGAAGTCGCTGACGCTCTGGAACTGATCGGCCAGCGCCATCTTCACATCGATGCTCATCGACGCCGCCGACGAGCCCAGCAGGCCCATGGTGGCGGTCACGCTCTCGACGGTAGACGATACGCGCACCAGCGTCTCGAACAGACCTTCGCCCACCTTCTGGAACTTCTCGATGCCGGGGAACGCTGCCTTGGCCATGTTGTCGGCTGCGGCGCCGAACACGGCGTTGAGCTTCTCCTCGATCTCCTCGCCGGTCAGATCCTTCAAGTCGATCTTGCCGATGTCGATGACGAAGCCGGCCAGTTTGTTCTTGATCGCGTCAGTCGACTCTCCGAGCGGCTTGGCGGCCGAGACGATCGCATCGTTGAAGCCGCGCAGGATGAGCGTGAACTGATTTTCCAAGCCCGGATCGGCATCGGTGTACTGAGTCTTGTACTTGGTCGAGGTGGTCAGGCCGAAGAACTTCTTCTTCTTCTCCACGTCCGAGTAGTAATCGGCATCGAACCCGCCTGACAGCACGCTGCCCAAGGTCTGGCTGCCGCCATACAGGCCGCCGCCGATGATCTTGGTCTTGGTACCGAACAGGGAGCTTACGACACCGCCGATGCCCTTGAGAATGCCGCCGAGGATGGGGATCTTGCTGGCGAACGCGCCGATTGCCGCGCCAATAGGGCCGCCAAGGGCGAAACCGACCATGGTGGTGTACGCCTTGCCCATGCCGCCGCTCAGCGACGAGTTGAAACCCTCGTTCACGCCGGCCGATGCGTCGACGTTGCCGGCGCGCAGCACTAGCCGAGTGAAGCCGCCGATTTGGCTGTCGATCGACTGCAGCGAAGCAGCCATCTGGCGCGAGTAGGTGAGCATAACGGTGTCCACCTCCTTCAGCGCGTCGATCGAGCGCTTAATGCTCTCGGACTTCGCGGTGCTGTCACCCAGCACGGTACCGGTGCCGTCGTTCGCCTTCGTCAGGTTGTTCTTGCCGCCTCCGCCGAACGATCCCGCGATCGCAACGCCGATCGAGGCGAGCGCGCCGATCGTCGCTGCGCCGGCCGCGATGTTGAGCGGGAACGGCAACGACGAGATCGCCGAGACGACCGCTTCTACGGCCTTGACCGCCGTTCGCGCGCCGCTCTTCGCAATCGACGAGGCGGTCTCGGCCGCATCCTGTGCCATGGCGCGAACCGACAGGGCGAACTCGACGGTCCGGAAGGCCTTCTCCGCACCGGCGAGTACCTGGTACCCGGTCGAGCCATCCTTGAAGAACCCTTTGGCCGCAGCCGACATGTCGCCGAAGGCTTGGATCTGCGCGCCCGACGAGCGCAGCGCGAATCTGGCGTTCTCCTGAGCCAGCAGCTTCTCATTCTTGCCGGCACGCCTGATCTGCTCATCGTGCTCAACCGCGGCACGCTCGCGGCTTGCATGATAGTCGGCATAGACTGACGCGAGATCGCCGATCGCCCGGCCTGCATCGCCGAAGGCATCGGCCATGCCCCGCCCTGCGAACTGAACCTTGCCGGCGATGATGTCCCACTTGTCGGCGGTGAGCGTTAGAGCATCGTTGTACGCCTGGGTGGCATCGTTCACCTCCAGCTGAGCCTTCGCCCTGTCGACGAAGGAGGCGACCAGTTCTTTGGCCTTTTCCGGGCTCATGCCTGGGTTCTGGTCGACCACGGCCATGGCCTCGAACTGTGCGATGGTGACGGCTCGAGCTTCGTTGCTCTTCCCGATCAACTGCAGTTCCATGCCGAGGCGCGCGAGATCATCGTCAGCGCTGCGGATCGCTGCTATCGCCTGTGCGTTCGCGAGCTGCTTCGCCTCATTCACGACGATCTCGCGTACCTTCTTGGCGCGATCGGATGTAAGCGGGCCGAGCCGCTCTTCGGTCTGCCAGATCGCCTGCAGGACAGAGGCCTCTGTGCCCAGACCTTCAGCGGTGAGTTGCGCGATCTGACCACGACGTTGCGAGGCCTCCTCCATTTCCTGGAAGGGGCGGAGGAGCGATTGCTCGATCACAGTCTTGGCTGCTTGCGCGTCCGCGATGGTCTTTTCGAACCCGGGCGGCTTGAGCTTCTGCAGGTCTGCAATGGTGGCGTCGAGCTCACGGGTTTTGCGGGCGGCCAGGTCCAGCAACCGCGGCTGCTCGTTGAACTGCTCGGTCACGCGCGCAACCGACTCCACCGAACGATCGCCAAACTGCTGAAGCGCTTCCCGCGCCTTGTTTGCCTGCTCGGCCACATAGGTCGCATCGATCGGGAACTGGCCCTTGCTCGGGTCGACCTTCTTGCCGTTCACCAGCACCTCGTAATGCAAATGCACGCCGGTGGCGGTGCCCGTCTTGCCGGCATAGCCGATCACGTCACCCTTATTGACTGCCTGACCATCGCGCACGTTGAAGCCGCTCAGGTGGCTATAGGTGGACTTGGTGCTGCCGCCGTGCGCGATTTCGATGCGGTTGCCATAGCCTTTGACCGCGTCGGCAAACTTCACGATGCCGTCGGCTGCAGCAAGTATGGGTTCGCCCAGGCGCGCAGCATAGTCGATCGCCAGGTGGTTGCTTGATGCGCCGGCGGTGGGACGCTCACGGTGGCCGAAGCCGCTCGTGATGTGCGCGCCGGGTATGGGACTGCCGAACTGAGTAAGGTCTCTACCAGATCCGACCGCCTTTGCAGCACGCTCGGTGTCCTGATAGGCCCTCAATGCAGCTGCGCGGTTACGTTCAATCGCGGCAAGCTGCCCGGTCAGCGCAGTGGTTACTGTTCCTCCTGCAGCGATCTGTGCGCGAGCGGCGGCCTTTGCTGCACCTACCTGATCGTCATAACTCTTTTTGATCTGCTCCAACGGATCGGCCATTCGCTTGGCTTCTTCTTCCGCGAGACCGATCCGTGTCTCCTGGACCCGCTTCTGCGCGGCGATAATCGCCTTTTCGTTCTCGGAGAGTTGGCCGTTGATCTTGTCGAGCTGCGCCTGCAGACGCATAACAGCACCAGCAGCCAAGTCGCCCTGCTGTCCGCCGCTCCGAGCCCGGATCAGCTGGGCTTCGATACGCTCCTTCGTAGCTTGTAGGTCATCTTTGATGCCAGTGCGGATATCCATCGCACGTTGCAGATTGATCTTCGCGGTGATGTTGGCCTGCTCAGCCGCGCTCCGCTCCGCTTCGATCGCACTTTTGGTCGCCTCGGTGCCCTCACGGATAGCTTGATTCACGCCTTCCTGCGAGATCTTGAACCGATCCTTGGCTCTCGCGAGAGCTTCCGTTTCAATGGCATCCTTCTTGAGCTTGTCGGTCGAGTCCTTCAGCGCATTGCTGCTGTCGTACAGCTTGTACGCAAACGACGCAGCAAGGCCGATTGCCACGGTGGCCGCGATGCCCCAGGGCCCGGCAAGGAAGGTGGCGAACTTGCCTGCGCTCGCCTGGTTGGCGTTCATGCCTGCGGCAATGTCTGGCAGCTGAATCGCCAAGGCCTGGATCACGCTGGTACCAGCCATGACCTGTTGACCCACCTGGCTCATCTGCAACGAGAACTGACGCGCATTACCGGAGGCGCTTACCAATGGACGCGAAAGGTCACTGACTGCGGCGCCGGTACCAGCGACAGCTTGCGCATGTTGTTGCAGTGCGTCGCGAGCATGCTTCTGCGCGGCCGCGTACTCGTTTGTCGTAATGAGACCGGCACGATACAGATCGTCGGCTTGGTCGAGTGCCTGGTTGAAGCGCTGCTGTGCCGCGAACATCGGATCGAGTTGCGCACGCAGGGTGCTGGCCTGAGCCGCGTACGTGGCCTGTTGTTTCGCGGCCTCCTGCGCAGCCAGCGCGGCTTTCTGGAAGGCGCGCTCCTCCTGCTGCACCATCTCGGCGAGAGCGGAGAACGTGGCGCCCCCATCAGTCGCTCGGGTGCGGCCGGCGCCCGTCTTTTGAGCTATGGTCGCCTGGAGGCGAGCTTGTTCGGCAAGCATTGCGTTGGCGCGTGTCACTGCCGCAGCTTCAGCGTCTGCGACCCGCTGAGCGGCCATAACACGCGCTTCAGCAGCGGCTTCAGCTGCGGCGGCAGCTTTGGCCTGGATCGCGATCTCTTCGGTCACAAGCCGGTTCGCGAGTTCGGACAGACCCTGGCGTTCGGCAGCGGTGGCCGCCGTCATCACCTTCATCTCTCGCATCTCGGCCGTCGTTTTCCCGAACGCGGCATTCTGGCGGCCAAGCTGACGCACCAGGGCCTCGCCGGCTTTCTCGGCTTGCGCCGTCGCCCGAACAGTTGAGGCCATCTCTCGTGTGGCCGCATTGCCGAACGTCTTCATCTCGGCCGAGGCGCTGCCGAGCTTCAGGGTGCCCCTGCTAGCCGCCTCCAGCTTCTGAAACTGGCGTACTGCGTCGGCCGCGGTAGCACCGATGAGATCGTCCAGAGAGCGCAACTGGCCGAAGCTGTCATGAAAGTCGATGGCGAAGCCAACGCCAAGCATTGCTCCTTCCTCATCCATCCGACGAACTCCTCGACTGGGCGGCGCGAGCAGAGGTTCCGGTCACCCCAGAACCATCTGCAAGCGCTGGACCTCGACCTCTTTTTCGCGCTGACTCACCTGCGCGCGCCACGGGGGAGGGCAGTTCTCGCTTTCGGCCCGGCGGCTTTCGGCGAGGTACTCGATGGAGAGCTTGCGCAGCAGCCTGATCTCCCACCTGCTTAGTGAGGTGCCGAAGCAATCCTGCCATGCCCTGATGGACTGCCAGCTGATCGGCCCGGCGCCCATCCCAGCAGCCTCGGTCAAGCCGATCTCCAGAAGGCGTGCTAGGACATGGGGGGCTGGGTTGGACGGCATCGATGGCGTGATCCCATCGCGCTTCATTTGATCTGCCCGACTGAGCGGAGCCTGCTCATTGTCGGTGTTCGTCCGCTTGCTGCCTTCCGGCGGCTTTGGCGTGGCATTGAGCCACGCCATTTGTCGCACGTAGAGCGTCAGGCCTCGGTCGACGCGGCCTTGAAGTTTCCCCAGTCGCGCAGGGCCTTCTGCACCTGCGTGACGATGAAGCCGAGCTTCTTGTCCGCGTACAGCGCGCGATAAAGTTCCTTGCCCTGCTTCTCGCCGGCGGGCGGGTAGCCAAGGTTTTCGAAACCAGCGGTCAGGGTTGCGAGATCTTCGGCCTGCTCAGCATCGCGGACTTCCAGGGGAGGTACGGAAACCTTGCCGTCGTTGTCCTGCATCCGCTTGACGGCGCGAGCGGTCTGACGGTCCTCGACTTCAGCAAATGTTGACGACCCGGGGCTGTATAGAATGATGCGAACGGGCTTGCCGTCCAGGTAGAGGTGGCTGCCGTCGGCACCCTTGATGTGGATCGGAGCGGTATCTGCGACCGCCTGCGTGGTGATATCGAACATCGGGGTTTCCTTTCGCGGGAAGGTGCACCAGCTCGACTCACAGCCCGCGATGAGCGAGCCGAGCTGGTGCGCGTGTACCGGCGCGGGCGACCGGGAAGGCTGGATGATCAGGCGGGTGCCGCGACCTTCACGATGATCGTGTTGATCTCGATCGTGGGGTTGGCCATGATGATGGCGTCGGCATTTCCGACGTTCTCCGGGTAACCGAACACGCGACCCTGGAAGTAGCGCTTCTCGCCGTTCGGATAGGTCACACCGAACGAATACTGCGCATTGTTGGTCGGACCGGACGCGACGCGAACCAGGTTCTGACCCGCGTCATTGTCATCGTGGGCGATGGCAGGCTGTAGCGAGCCGTAGTCCGTCGAACCCTTATGCTTCTGCTTCGGTCCCTTGAGGGGCTGGAAGTCAGTCTTGGCGGTGTTCGCGCCGATCGCGCCGATGGACTCGACGCCACCGATCTCGGTGAGCACAAGCGCGCCATAGCCCGCGGCATCTTGAGTTGCGGGGGCGGCGGCCGAAATGCCGATCGTCGTGCCCGCGGCAGTGCTGGATCCCATAATCTTACTCCTGGTGGGGTTGCCGGATCATCCGGCGAGAACCGTCCGCGCGGGCGGACGAAACGTCACTTGCCCGAGGTGGACTTGTCCTTGGCGGCGCTTTTGGCGGCCTTGGCTTCGGGTGCCGTCGGCTCGGACACGAGCCCAGCGGCCTTGTAGTTGATGAACGCGCCCTCGCTTAGCGGCACGGTCGTGCCGCCGGTGAAGCTCTGCTCGGTGCCAGCATCCTTGAAGTCGCGGATGATGAAAGCGCTCTTGGTCTTCTCGGTCATGATACTCTCCTGTCTCAAACGGGCGCGTCGAAGCTGACGCGGAAGTCCTGGGTTTGCTCGAAGGTGTCGCCTGGGCCGTTCACGTCCGGTCCGAGACCTGCGGTGAGGATCGACACGCGGGTGCCACCCCCGATGTTGCCGGTCCGGCCGGCGCAGCACCTGCGCACCAGCTTGATGACCTGCTCCTGCTGGAGATAGTTCACGGTGCGCACTGCAACCGAGATCCGGGCAGTCGTTCGTTCCCACCCGGATCGCTTGAGCAGGTGCCGTTCGACGACGCTGACAGTCCGCACCAACAGCGCTGGCAGCGGCGTATCGTCCGGCAGGCGGCCGGCCTTGATGCTTTTGGGCAGCACGACCGCCGTCAGATCTGCATCGGCCTGCAGCAGCGCGCCGATGATGTCGTTGCCGCTCACGCGTCGTCATCCTGGTCGATGTTGCTGATGCCCCCGCGCAAAACGCGAGCGTTAATGTACGTCTGCGCCGTCTTGATCGCCTCGGTTTCTTTGGTGTCGAGTGCGGGACGGAGGAACGGGTGCGCCTGCGCGCCTGGGTGGAATACGGTCTTACCGACGAACTTGCCGCCGATGACGAGCGAACCGTTTCCGCCGGCTTCGCTCACCTTCGTGTTGATCCGCCGGATGCCCAAGCCTTGACGCTGCTCGTCGGTCACGCTGATGAAGTGCGGCGAGGTACCGTACTCCTGCCAAAGTGCCAGCGAGTACGTCCAGCCTGGCTTGACCGTGACCCGCACGACGATGCGGTCATCCTTCGTCTTCGAGCGCATGACGATGGCGTCGGCGACTTCCTCGGACTGTGACCGGTTCTTCGCCTCGTCGGCGATGACACGACCACCCGCGCGTCCTGCCCCTTTGAGCAACCGCGTGATCTGATCCGGCAGCGCCGCCATGTAGGAAGACGTGGCGCTGCGCCCGGTCATGGTAGCCATCAGGCGCCGTTCCCTGCTGGCCGGTACTCTTCGACCATGAACTCGAGCCCATCTCGAAAGCCAAGCTCGGCAGGTTCGGTGATGAGTTGCACGGTTCGATCAGTGAACCAGGTGCGCTCGCCGTCAACGTCCTCGTAGTGGCCGATCAGCACACGCATCGAACTGCTGATGCCGCGACGGTATTGCATGCGTACGCGCGCTGGTCGCGAGGCAACGTTGATGCCTTCGGCTAGACGTTCGCCTCGACTTGGAGGCACGTCCTGTACGTTCGCCCAGACCTCGACAACTGGCTGCCAAGTGCCGGAGCCAGCACCTTTGAAGCTGGCGTCAGCCTGCGGCCGCTCGATGCGGATCCGGCGATCGAGCACGCCCTTCTTCATACCCGATGGACTTTGAAGCCGCGGCAAAGCCGAGTTGCTGCGGTTTCCGCATTGGCAAAAACAGCGCCACCTTCGCGGTCTTCGTCATAAGCAGCGATCAGCACGAGCATGGCGCGGCGAAAGTTGCGCGGGATCTCGGCAACCTCTTCGTACCCGGCGCGGATCGTCACCGTGAACAGTTGATCCGCACGATAGAATGGCCAGAATGCCCCCGCCGATGGCAGCACACGGGCGGGGCGGCGACTGACGTCCAGGCGGGCTCCGGATAGGGCCATTGGGTTGCCGACATCATCGGCGTAAGCCACTACCGGCACCGCGGTCGCTTGGATCGGCCATGCACGAAGGGAAACCGGTCCAAAGCCGCGAAATTGCTCAGTCACCTCGCGTGCCTGCAGGATATGGCCGGTATACTGCTCGACCCATCCGGCAGCGTCCAAGATGAAGTCGGTGATCTCGTCATCCCGCTCGCCAAGCTCTGCCTTCAGCTGAGTGCGGGCATCTTCAAGGGACACAGGAAGGGTCATCTCAGCCTCCTGATCCAGATCGAAGCTGCGGCAGCGGCAACGCAAAAGGCGCTACCGCTGCCAGCGGGTTAGTTCTGTGCCTGGTCCGCCAGGTTCTTCTCGACCGACTGCTGGGTGTCGAGCACCGGATCGTTGAAGTCGATCTGGTTGGCGATCATGGGCTGACCCTTGCGCGGGTTGTTATCGACGGCGGGATGATCGACGTCGATGCGATCGACGATCTCCGGCTCGATAAACGCGCCGCTCGCAGCGACCGCAGTGGCAGGCGTCAGCTTGTCTTCGGTCAGACCGGCCGTGTCGGACACGCCCGGAATACCCGAGGGCTTGATGTCGGTCGTGTCGACCGTGTTTTTCGTGCTGCTCATGTTCTTTACTCCGAGAGCGAGGGGGCAGGGCGGGCATCACGCCCGCCCCGCGAAGGTCACGCGCCGATCTTGAGCGCGCGCATAGCCGTCGGGTTCTTCACGCCGCCGCCGACACGCTTGGTGGTGTAGAAGAGCACGAAGGGCTTGGCGGTGTACGGGTCACGAAGCACGCGGATACCGATGCGATCGATCACCTGGTAGGTTTCGACCATGTCGCCATACAGTGCCGCGATGTTGCCGGCAGCGACGCTCGGCATGCCGGGCATGTCAACGACAGGCTCGCCAGCGAGCGTCGGCGGGACGCCCAGTGCGAGGCTGGGCTGCCACAGATAGGCGCCATCGGTGGTCTTCAGCTTGCGGAAGGCAGCCTGCGAACCGCGATTCATGAAGAACTTCGCGTTCGGCAGGAACTCGGCCGGCAGATCCGCCTGCAGGTCGAACAACGCATCCGAGGTCACCTTGGCCGCGTCACCCGACGTAAGCGCGAGGATGGCGCCGTAGGGGTGCTTGGCCGCGTTAGCCGCGCCGGTGATGTACGTCAGCACACCGTCAGGCTTGTTCGATCCGTCGCCCGACAGGAAGGCGATACCCTCCTGCTTGTCGAACTCGACGGAAACTTCGTCACCGAGCCAAGCCTCGATGTCGATCTCGGCATCGTCGATCAGGCCCTGCGATGCGGCCGGGTTAGCATAAAGCTCACCCATGGTGAAAGCGAGCGAGGACAGGCCAGGCGTGGTCGTCTGCGGGCGCGCTGCGGTTTCACCGACCCAGCCGCTGCCCACCACGCCATCGGAGTAGACCTTCTTGAACCCGGCACCGCTGATCGAAATCACCGTGCTGTTCTGACGCATCGGCGAGATGACCTTGGTCTTCTTGCTGATGGTGCGATCCCACTCGATCGGCGCGAGGTAGCCACCTTCGCCATCGGTCTTGGTGGCGGCGGCGCGCACTTCCTCAAGCTTCGCCGTGGGAGCGCCGCCCTTGAAGTAAGCCTGGAACTCGGCCGTGTACTCCGGGTCTCGCGGCTTGGCGCTGTCATGGCCGTCGCCCAGCGCTGCGCTGAGATTGACCTTCTCGACGGCATCCTGGAGCTTGTCCAGTTCAGCCTCGATCTTGGTCAGCTTCTCGGTCGTGACGACGTCGGTCTTGCCGGCCTTGATCTCGTCGAGCGAGTCGGTGTGGGTCTTCTTGAACGCCTCGAATGCGGTGGCGAGCGCTTCGATGCTCTTGGGCTGAGCGTCGGCGCGGACGGCGAGCAGGCCGCCGGAGGCCGTTGCAACCGCAAGGCCGATCAGTGCGATGTTCTTCATGGAGGATCCTTGTCTCAGGACATTGCGCGAAGGAGCAGGTCTTCCTGTTCCTTGGTGATGCCGGCCTGCTGGTCGGCGTGTCCCTCGGCTCGACGCGCTTCGGGGGTGATCTCGCGAAACAGATCTTTCCGCTCGGCACGCGGCATTCCCTGCTTCTCGAGAAACTTGTCGAGCGACGCCTTGTCGCTCGGAAAATGGTCATCGGCGGACGCGTAGACGGGCATCTGCGCCTCGCGCTCGATCAGAGCATCGGCGAGACCGGCGTCGATTGCCTCCTGGCCCCGGAAGAACACGTCCTTGCCGGCGATCAACGCTTCGAACTCGGATGCGGGCCGACCTGATCGGGCCGCGTAGGTCTCGCACATGGCGCTATCCAGATGCGCCAGAGTCTCCCAAGCGTCCTTCATCTCTGACTTGGTACCAAGGAAGAACCCGCGCGCCTCGTGGATCATGATCTCGGCGTTCGCTGCGATCTCGATCCGATCGCCAGCCATGGCGATGACCGATGCGGCCGACGCCGCAACGCCCAGGACCTGGACGGTCACCTCGCGCGAGTGCCGGCGCAGCTGGTTGTAGATCGCCACACCTTCGAAGTAGTTGCCTCCCGGCGAGTTGATTTCCACGCGGATGGGCTTGTCGCCGATCGATCGTAGGGCAGCGCTGATGCGCTTTGCGGAGACGCCGCCGCCTTCGCCATCATCGCCGATGTAGTCGAAGATGGAGATGGTCGGCTGCTCCGATGCGGCCGCCTCGACCGTGAAGTGCTTGAAGTCGTCCGCGAGGGCGCGGGTCTCGAACTTCCAATCGGAGCCCGAACCAAGGTTCGGCATCTCAGGCGGGCGGGCGGCGGCGATTACAGCTAACAGGCTAAAGCGGGTCATCATTGGTCCTCGACAATCGCGGCTGCTGCGGTGCCCGGGCGCGGCAGCGCAGAGCCGTCAGCGTGCGGGTTCATGTCCTGCGTCTCGCGGGCTTCGTTTTGCGTGATCCACGCCATGCCGCCACCAGAGCCCAGAGCGCGCGCCAGGAACTCCGCCTGGTCTTTCATGGAGCCGCGAAGCAGCGCGCGCTCATTGAACTTGGCGTAGAGAACGTCGCCGTTGCGGGCCTTCTTCTCCTGCCGGCTGAGGAGACGCCAGATGGCCTCCTCCCAGGTGACGAACCAAGGCAGGAGGCAGTAGACGACCATGTAGAGGCCGAGCTGCTCGATGCCGCTGCCCCAGGCGGTCTCGTCGAACATCAGCAACGGCCGGGGCACGCCGGTAAAGCGCGAGCCTTGTTCGGCCTCGAACTTGCGCAGTTCGACCAGCTGCGTGTCCTTTGCCGAACCCGAGAACGGCTTTGCGCTCATCTCCTCTTCAAGGATCATCCAGTCGCCTGCGCCTTCAGCGCCGCCGTATTCCTCTCGAAGGCTGTCCTTCAGCCGATCGTACGCCGTATCGCTAAGCGATCCCTTGGCTTCCAGCGCGCCTCCGGCCATCACGCCTTTGCGCAGCAGGTTCGACATGGCGCGCTCGGCGAGGTGCGCGAGGCCGATCGTGTCAGCGGCAACGTCGAGCAGTCCGAGGCCATGCAAGCCGTCGAGCGACACCGGCGCCCGGAAGTGGAAGACGTCGGCAGCGGCCAGGTATTCGACCCGTCCATCTTTCGGCGAGTGCTTGAACCGGAGCGCGCCGCCGGTCAGTTCCTTGGTGACCGTTTTGCGAGCGAAAGGAACGAGTGCCTGGATATCGCCGCCAAGCCGCACCACACGAGCATAGGCGCCGCCGTCCAGAAGTGCGGCCAGTTGCATGAAGCTTTTGAACTCGCTCGGGGTCATCGCCCCGTTGCCGAGCGGGTCGAGCTTGAGCACCGAATGAAGCGGATGATCTACCGCCTTGGCCGTCGTGCCGTCTGCTTTGCGGCGGTACATGTCCAGCGGCAGCATGCCGATAGATCCTGCAATCAGCGACGAGGCCCGGAAGAACACCGAGTTGCGCATTGCCATCTTGTCGCTGACGGCGACGCCTGACAGTCCTTCCCGGCCGCCTCGCAAGAAGGAGGCCAGCATGGGATCGTCACCGCCGGTCAGATCGTGAGTCGAGTACGCGTACACCTTGCGCCGATCGAGCGCCTGAGCAGGAACGCGATCCTGAACAACTCCATTCGGTGTTGAGCGGCGGTACCCTGCGGCGCGCCGATAATCATCAGCAGACGCCACGCACCCTCCTGTCAAACACGGCGGATGCCGCGGCTTTCGTAGACCG